TATTCGGAGATACGAGGTTTCTCTTTACCCTCGGCCAAGGCATCTTTACATTGCTGCTTGTATATCTTAATCTCTGCTAAGAACTTTTCGTTGTCAACGTAATGGTTCTTCTTTTTCTTTGTAGTCATTATAAACCTCTTGATTGAATCACATTATACACTAAAAAAAGATCCTGTCAAGTGCATTTTATGGCTTGACAGGTTTTAGGAACTGTGTATAATGTTCTCCGAACTTAACCACCAACCTTACCACACCGAGGTGATCGAGCGTAGCGAGACCGATGCGAAGCATCGGCCACTAATGTACCACCTAAACCTCCGTCAAGGACTTGAGTTTAGCAATTTGCTTCTTAAGGATAGGACCTCGATTAGGCCATTTGATAATTGGTTGGTCGTCATTCTTGGCAAGGTTCTCCAAGAGCGGAAGATATATCTTTCTTACCGCATATAACCTTTGCTTCAAATCATCCACTTCGTCGGTAATAGGAGACAAATCGGGTTCGTCATCAAACGTAAACCCGAAATCATCCTCTCCGTCTAAGTCTAGGTATTTGTTCTTGTCTGTCATTAATGATACACCTTCTTAATACTATCTAGGTCGCCGTCCAGGCCCAGTTCTTCTAGCATATCTCTGATCTCTTCCTCTCTGCTCTTTTCTTCGGCCGCAGGCATGTCATTATGCATCTGGTCCATACTATTCCAATAGTATTCTTCCATATAATCAGATACCTCCTCATAGAGAAGGACTTCCGTAGCATAGATACTAAACTCTTGGGCCTTAGTAATCTTACTATACACCCAAGGCATGAAAGCAACTTGTAGAAATGTCCTCCCTGTAGGAGAGGACATATACATTGCTTTGAGAGGATTAATTAGGACATAATACTTACCATGATCCGAATCATATTCATAACATTCGGATACGATATCATCACCATTCTTTAGTCGCACAAACATAACAACGCCAGTCATAGGGTTATCCTTTCATATCAATCTTATATATCTTGAAGCGGAAGCCTTCTTCACTATAGGTCTTTATTCTTTCCATAAAGTGCTTGAGGGTATAGTTCTCACGCTTTTTATGGGAGAAATCATCGGCGATGTCAAATAAGGTGGCGGATTGTTTCTTTTCAGAAATACGGAGTCCACGACCAACGGACTGAAGGTTCCGAATCTTGGACTTGGAAGGAGATGCAAAGATAACATTATCCAAGGCCACAATATTAGTACCGGTACTAAGAACGCCAACGGACCCAACAAGAATAGCGTCCCGCTCGTGTTCCAATATTTTTCTAATCTGTTCTCTTTCTTCAACGTCTGTTCCTCCATGGATATAGAATACCTTTCGGCCGTTCTTTACCCTGTTAAGTAGCATGTCATATAGAACCTGACCGTGTTTCTCAACATAGTTAAAGAACACAATCGTATTGCCTTCTAATGACAATGCAAGGTTGCAAATAAACTTGTTTCTCTCTTTGTTAGAAACAATGTAGTTAATCTCCGATTTATAGTCGGCAGATTTCATATACTGGCATTCTTCTTCAGAATACTTCAGAACAAGACACTTGACCGTAAGGTCGGCCAGTTGCTTTCTCTCCATAAGTTCTTTGGAAGAAATTACCTTGTATATGTCTCCAAACAAACCGCAAAGCGAATATTCCACCTGCGGTCCTTTTGGAAGGGTACCAGTTACACCAATACGATATTCCGCATTGACGCAATTGGAAACGATATTAGACATAACCTTAGAGGTCTGGGATTTTTCAATGGCACCGTGAACCTCGTCCACGATAACATAGTCAAACCTCTTAAAGTAGTCTTTAGGCATATTCTGTAAAGATTGCCATGTAGATATGACCAATGGAAAGTCTACGTCCTTGTCTTTACCTGCATATACACGGTGACAATACTTAGACATATCCTTACTAGAATAGTCCTCAAAGTCTGAATACATCTGTTCAACTAGAGCAGCACGAGGAACAATCAATAGTCCTCTTTTACCCTTCTTGAGCAGATACATGAATATCATATACTGTAGCAGAGATTTACCCGAACCAGTAGGAGAGATAATGACCTTTCTCTTGGATCGAATAGCATGGACGAAACCGTCCATCTGATAATCTCTAGGCGGATGTTTAGGATTTAAGGCCTGAACAAACTCCTCCGCCTCGCTTATAGAAAACGAGTTATCAAAGACTTGATCAGGATAATCTACCTCATATCCTCTTTCAGTAGCCCAGTCAACTACTTTGTTGGCCAGGCCACGGTAGATTAGTCTTGTGTTAGGATTAAACATACGAATGTATCCATCCCACAACTTTTGTTTGTAGGATGGCACAAACTGGAATCCTTCTGGACGGAAAGCAAAGGCATCACGGAGTTCCCATGCTACATCAACGTCACAATCTACACGAATGTAGGAGTGGTTCGCATTAGTAATATTCAACACTTTCATACACCTATTTAGGTCTTAACCCTTGGTATATTGGAGATACTTGACATAGTTACCCAAGTCCCAGGTACGATTGTTAAGAGACTTTAGGACAGTCTCACAGTAGGCAACAATCTCCTCATGGACAACCTTCTTTAAAAGGATCTTGGTGAGGTGAGGATCGGTAGAGAGTTTTTCTTCCTGTGCGGTTCTCATTGTAATAGCATTACCCTGATACTGTTCCCAACCATACTTGTTCAAGGTATCAAGATCGGTGTGGCCTTGATAGTAATCACGCCTCAACTCTTTCATGTCCTTGTAATCATTCTCCAGTTTACGGATAACATGACGATGGTAGGACATAATGTTAAGGTATTTACTATGGAGATAGGATATCTTGAGCAGTTCCTTTTCCATAGATGAAGCATCAATTACCGTATCCTTAGACCACTCGGCCATAAGGGCATCAATGTTTACAGGCGGTTTCATATTCACTCCATTTCCTAATAATATATTATACTACAAGATTGATATTAAGTCAATCTCTCTATTTCATAATAGTCGTAACGGAATGTAAAGTCTGCGGTAGGGATAAGATCAGCATCTACCTTGGTATCAAAGTTAATCATACCAATGGAGGTTGGATGACAGTTGCGGAACTTAAAGCGAATATTGGGATTGTTAGAGTTGGTATTAACAGTTAGAAACCCGTCAAAGTATAGTGGTGCATCAGCGGGATTCTGGTCTGGTTTTCTAGCATAATCTTCCCAGTCGGTGATACGAGTGAGAGATTTTAACCACTTATATGTTTCTTCCCAAATGCGGAGGTCTTCGTCAACGATGGCCGTGATAGTTAGAGCATCAAACACCATCTTATCACCATGTCTGTATGTAGTGACAAAAGGAGTTGGTATCGATACCTCTGTGGTTGAGATAGAGGGAATCGTAACAGTCTGACAGAAATACTTTAAGAATGGTTTATCAGGAATTATGAAAGTAAATTTTGTGCTTTGTAATATGGAAGTATTCTCTGGTGTATTGACGTTAAAGTTTTCTATAGTCATGATTCCTCCGTCTGGTATTTAGGCATAAAAAAAGCGGGGACCGAAGTCCCCGCCTTTAGTTGCATTAGCACCTAATCTTAGGTTAGGTTGCGAACACGGAAGATGCGGTAATAAATGTTTGTGTTATTACCAGAGTTAGCCTCACGGCCAGCAACAACACCGTCACCAGCAGCGGTAGCAAATGGGTTTGCAACCATGCCGTAACGAGTCTTGAAGCCAATCTTTGGCTGGAAGGTATCCTGACCGATTGCACGGACCATCTGTAGTGGAACGTATGGGCAGTAGAATAGACCAGCGTCGAATGGAGACTGACCACGGTAACCAACGGTAACTAGTTCGTCGCCGTTTGCTGAACCACCGAAGTAAGGATCGATATAAACCTTAATGCGGCCGTGTAGCATACCAACGAAGGTGTTGCCGGTATCGTCAACGGTTAGGTCGGCAGATAGAGCAGGTGTATAAGAAAGAACACCGGCCATTGCCATGGCGGATGCAACGTCTGATGAAACGATCAGAACGTTACCCTTACCACGACGGGTTGCCTTGGCGATAGCGTTGGCTTCACGTTCGATGTGGAAGATTAGGCCCTTGAACTTTTCAACTGACCAACGACCGTTTGAGTCGGTGTCTAGATCGAAAGTACCGGCAGTTGTAACACCATACTGTGCGCCGATTGTAGCGGAGCGATAGATGGTGCGGATAACTTCACGGTTGATTTCAGCTAGAATTTCAGTTGAAAGGATGTTGGCAAGTTCTGTCTCTGCGTCAAGACCGTGGATTGCCTTTAGGTCCTGTGCAAGTTCAGTGGTGTATTCTGCCTTTAGCGCACGGCTACGAGCAGTAACAGTTACCTTGTCAATGTTGAATGCCATTTCAGCGAAAGCATTTGCACCGGAATCACCTAGTGCTTCTGCCTGTGCTGTGGTCATACCACGACCAACACCGAAAGCAGTACCGTCGCCACCTAGGTCGGCAACTGGGTTGTTGTTAGCAGAGTCACCGAATGAGGTGTTTGCCCATGCGGTACCAGCGTCACCACCGGTGTTACCAGCAGCGTTCTTGGAAGAAAATGCGGTATTTGCTTCGAAGAATAGTGCTTCACCTGTGGTGCCTGCACCCTGTGCCTGCTGTGCCTTATAGCGTGAACGCATTGCGAAGATTAGGCCGGTTGGACCGGTCATTGGCTGAACGCCGCAAACGTCATAAGCGATTAGGTTTGGAAGGGCACGACGAACTAGGGAGATAAGAATTGGGTCGTATGAACCAATTGCTGTACCGGCACCAAGACCACCACCAGCATTTGTTGGTGCTGCTTCGTTTAGTGTGCGGGCTTCCTCAGCCATTGCCTTTTCTTGGTTCTCAAGGATAACGGCAGTGACCGCACGGCGGTATGGATCCTTGATCTGGGTGAGACCGTCGTGGTCAAGAACTGGTGACCACTTGGACTCTAGTTGTTCTGTAAGATACATTTTAGTTTCCTTCTTTCTTGGTTACTAATTAGATTAGTTTAGTTTTTCCGATAGCCTGGACATACTTTGCCATTGGACCATTTAGGTTACCTTCAACAAGGGCCTGTGGATCGTCTGACACTTCGACCTTGTCAAGAACGTTGTCGGTCTTGACTGTGGCAGGGAAATAGTTTTCTCTTAGTGTAGAAATCTTTGTAATAAATTCGTCATCGTTGGAATATTCAACACCCTCAACGAGAGACTTTAGTTTCTCGGCCTGGGTTGTTGTAAGACCTTCACAGACATAAGATGTCAATTCACTCTTGCGTGACTCAGAAATCATGCTTGTTAGTTCAACATTGCGGTTGATTTCTTCGTTTAGCTTTGTTTCAAGGGACTCAACGGTCTGTGATAGTTCCTCAACTACGTTGACTGAATCTTCTGGAATGTCAATGTAGTGTTCGGCAAATAGTGAACGTAGGCCAGAAATGAAATCTTCGGTTAGTTCGCTACGGAGAGCGGACTCAACGGCAACTTCATTCTCCTCAATCCACTGTTCAACAACGTAGTTTAGATAGTTATCAACATCTTCTGCTAGTTGTGCCTGAATTTCAGCAACTCTTTCCTCTAGGGTCTCGGCATATGCCTGCTCTAGTAGGGCAACTTCTTCTTCTAGTTTTGCCTTGACAGCAGCTTCGAAGATTGTGGTTGCTTTAGCATGGAATTCTTCTGATAGGTCTTCGCCTGCTAGAAGGGCGTCAACATGCTCAGACATATCAACCTGATAATCTTCAACTGCGGATTCTTCTAGTTCTTCTTCCTCTGAAATGATTTCAAAGTTTTCGTCGATAGCAGCAAGAATTTCTTCCTCAGAAAGACCGGCTTCGATGCCTTCGTTGATAAATGCTTCAAGTTCTTCGGAGAGTTCAAACTCTTCCTCTTCCTTCATGCACTTGTCATCGTCATCATCTTCGTGGTCATCGTCGTCATGCTTCATCTTGGACTTCTTTGCAGCTTCCTTGATGATTGCAACACGCTCGGCAACTGCGGCAGCATTATCTTCTGCTACTAGTGCTTCACCTTCTTCTTCCATCTCCTCGGCCATTGCTGGCTGGGACTTTAGAGATTTCTTTGCTTCTGGTGCCACGCTTGAACGTGAGGACTTAGAGGTGTCCTTACCAACCTTACCAGATGCCTTAGCACCTAGATTTTCAGTTGGTAGACTTGTTGGGGTCTGACCACCTAGGTCTTCCTCGGTACCGAGAGACTTTGGATCGGATGCGCCTGGGTTTGTATGACGGCCTTCGACCGACTTTGAACCTGGGCGTAGTGTCTTAGCATTGCCTGTTGAAGCGGTAGATGGATCAACTGGGTTTGGGTTAGAAATCTTACCAGGGGAAACCTCTGGATAAGCACCCTCTTCCAGGACCTTACCTTCTAAAACAGCCTTTGCTGCTTCTGTTAGTGATGCCATTTGGAATATACTCCTTTTCAGTATTACCGTTTATTTAGTATTTCAAAGTTTTGAAATGTAATTTTCAAAAATCTTTAGAGCCACTTCTTCTAAATCATGGCGAGAAGTTTCTTTTATGAGTTTTCTTGCATAGTCATTGTTCTGTTCGGTCCATTGACCATTCAAGAATACCCACTCTTTACCTTCCATAATGCCACGAACGAAAGCATCTGGTGCCGATGGGTCAGCCACAACATCTGCTGCTGTTGCTAACTTGTAGTCGTCTTGTACCAACTGGTAACCATTATGTGGTCTCAGAGACCCTACGCCTCTTGTTGATACACCTAAACTTGCACCACCATCTAATAAACTCTTTACGATCTTACCGTTTGGAGTATCCAAAATTTTAGCTTTACCAATAAAGTTATTACCGTCACGATGTAATGATGTAATAAGATGTGAAACTCTGTCTAGGTTGATTTGTGGATTCTCTGGGTGACCTAGTTCACCAAAGGCACGGTTCTTTGTAACATATTCCCGATTATAACGATCTGCCTCTTTGGCAAGCACGTTGACAGGATAAACACGACCATTACGGTTCTGCTTTTCTGCCTGCATAAAGATGCCGGTGATAAAGTGGTTCTTGCCACCCTTACCATCGGATTCTGTCAAATATTGAACGTCTAAAATTTCTTCGGTAATAAGTTTCATTGTTTCCTCTACCTATTAGGTATATTTAGTAATCTTTATTCCGTATCTTCTTGTAATCCGCTGATAATACCTTTAGCGAATCCACCCATAGCGGAACCGTAGTCACTAGCAACTCTTTTTGCACCGATCTTTTTACCGGCGGCAGACCATTTTACTTTACTGACAGCACCGGTTTTACCACGGCGCTCTAATCTTTTTGCTCTTTCGATTGCAGCATCATATCTTTTATCAAGTTCGACACCAGCAGATTTTGCTTTTAGTTTCTTGACACCACCTTCTGGTTTCTTGATATCAGCAGGTTCTAGTTTTACCTCAGGTGCTTTACCTGTTTCTGGTTTTGGTTCTGCCTTAGGAGCAACATATGGTTTACCTGGTTCTTCTGGAGGTGCTGCTCTCTTTTTTCTTGCTGCTCTCTTTTCAACCTCACGTTTTACACGTTCCGCTCTAGCCTGTGCGGCACCTTTTACTGCTGCACCTAATTTACCAGCAGCCTTCTTAGCACGAGCCTCAAGTTCTTTATCTGATCCTGAACCTGTACCAGTAAATGCTTCTTCGACTTTCTTTTTCTTTTTACCTTCGATATCGCTTTTGGCCTTCTTTTCGATTTCTTTTGCTGTGTTCAATGCTGCAAAATAATCAGAGGCCTTCATGAATCCGGCCTTCTTGCGTCTTTCGATATCTGCCTTGGTCATGCCACCAAAAGCCTCTGCCTGAATCATCTTTTTCTTTTCGTAGAGTTTCTTTTCTAGGATTTCACCTAGTCTCTCCTCAAAGATTTCCTGTGCAGCAACATAATTTTCATTTAGGATGTTTTCTAGTAGTTCTGACATTATGTTGCCTTATGAACGTTGAAAGCGGTTGGATCGGCAGTCTGACCCTGATCATAATCACGACCGTCTTTCTTGAGGTCAATGAATAGTGTCCATGAATCAGATCCACCGGCGGTGCTTGTATAAACAATGTCACCACTTGTATTACCTGATAGAGGAATAGCAGCAGACAAACCTTCAGCATCAAAGTTATAATCAAACTGACCATCACCGAATGATACGATGTAGTCGTTATTTCCGCCCCACTTTAGGATGACTTGTTTACCTTGGGTCATCTGACCCTGACCCCAAATTCTTTTGATTGTATGACGATAAACTGATCTAAGATCAACACCGCCGGTCGCAATCTGTCCATTTGTGTTTAGAGCATAGGCAAGATTAGATACAACTAGTAGTGTATTGGAATCACCGCCACCTGTACCGACAACCTTGATTACTGCTCGACGGTTGCTGTCAACCAATGTTTGTGTAGTTAGAACTGTTGCCATTTAGTTATGCCTTTATTGAAAAGTTTAGTAGTTTCTTGAAGGATTCAAGGTCCTCGTTTAGCATACTTTCAACAATCTTTTTGTTCTTAGTATTGACCGAATCATAAACTTCAAGGATTCTTTTTGCCATAGATGTATTTAGTGTAACTTGTCTTCCGTTGATAGAAAGGTCAGTTGACTCGATACCTTCGCTAACCATCTTGCGAATATCTGCAATCTTATTTTCTTTTAGAGAGGCCTGCTTTAGTCTTGCTTGATATACAGGATCACTCTTTGGTGCCTTTTCCCAGGTGCTATAGTGCTTGGCTTCACCTTTTTCTGCTGGTGTCTTAGAACCTGGTTCTGATAGATTTACACCAGATTTCTTTTCTTTCTTATCTTCGTCATCGTCTTTTTCTTTACCTTTGAAAAGACCTTTCATACCACCTTTCAGAGCACCACCAATACCACCTTTAGCATAACCACTAATGGCACCACCAATAGCATCCATCAGGCCTTCTTCAAGGGATTCGAGAGAGTCATATACTTTCGACTCACTCAAATTTAGATTACCATCAGGTCCAAATGGGATTGATAGGTACTTGTTTAGCAATTTGGAATAGTAAAGTGCTACAACCTGTTTGTTAGGATAAAGTCTATATGATATTCTTCTAAAGATAAGTAGTGAAGGCATTTCTTTAGAAGAAGGTATGGTTTTCACGATACCTTTTTCCTCAAGCATCATTTCATCAGGAAGATGATCTACCTGATTTACAAAATTACCAACAGATTCTTCACGAATCTGCTTGAGAGTTTTCATTATTAGTCCTTTACAAAATAGTTGGCAGCAATTTCTTTCTTGCGTTCTTCCAACTTTTCGATGGCCTTTTCTTGTAGAGCAACCATTAGGTTGTCTTTCATAGCACCGAGATTATCTTCCATAATATTCTCGATTGCTTCGTTGATTAGTTTGTTATCCATTTTAGTTTCCTCGTGGATTGTATGTGTTACGCCGGCGGCACCAGGAGCATACTTAGTATCAGGTTTATTTAGGTGTAAATGGGAAGGATCTCTATCCAATTGTTCTCTAAACGGAGCCTGTGTTTCATCCCAGTCTTTATCTTGTGAACCTGCTTCGGATGTTAGTTTCTTGACGGCAGTTGTAATACCCTTCTGTCTCTTGGCCCAGGTCTTGATATCTGGTTTTGAACCTTCAAGAGATTTCTTACGGGATGCAGCGGCCTTCTTGGTATATGAACCGAGAGTTTCAGGTGCTAGTTCATTGATCTGTTTTTTCTTATCAAGTCTTTTGAATGACAGTTCCATACCTCTTTGTCTGTTTTCCAACTTTTTGTGTGGAGTGGACCATACATTCTTTCTAACCGTATCTTGATAATGCTTTATCTTTCCTGTAGAAAGTTCGTCAATCTGTGTTTCTTCTTCGCAGTTCCAACGGCGTAGTGCCTTATTGATATTTGAATCTGGATCTCTTGCTGTCTTAGCGGAGGTTAGACGGTTCTTCATTCCGCTCATACGGGAACAGAATGACTTACGGCGTGATGCTCTCTTACCAGTAGGATTCTTTTCAGTTACGGCAGTCTGTAGTTTAGAACCTGGATTCTCACGCTTATAGGCATCAACTGCCTTCTGTGATAGACCATCGGTTTTGTCTTTACGATTTACGGACTGCCAATCTTCTTTGACAGGCTTGACTTTATTTACGTTAGTGCCACCTTGCTTTGAACCTTTATAGGTATCATCCTTTTCATCGTTCTTTGTGGTGGTTGATTTTGGTTTGCTACCATAAAACTTTGCTCTACGATTTACATCACCAAAACGGTCAAATGGATGACCGATTGAAGCATAACCTTCTTGTTGATAGATACCACGTTCTGCGGTGTCAGGATACTTGTTTTCTTCATAGGTTGGACGTTCTGTATAACGAGTAGCAGATGAACCTTGTTCTGAAACTGGTACGCAGTTAGGGACTTTCTTTCCACCCTTCTTTTTCATACCGACCATTTCGTATCCCTTCCAGCAGGGATCTTTATCTTCTTTCATATGTCTTTTTCCTTTGACAAGATCGTATGCTTTCTTTGCATAATGAACGCCTGTAGCACCCCAACCTGCGGCGCCTGGTAATGTAGATGCCATTCTAACAACGTCACCCTTTGGTGAACCGTGGCCGGATGATGCTTTACTCATAACATCACCCATGGTATAAATGTTTGCAGCAGTCATTCCTGCCATAGCAACTCTTTTAGCCTTCTTTAGTTTTTCACCTTCAACTTGAACGTCTTTTCTCATAACACGAAGATCATTTGTTCCTTCGTATCCAGTCATACCACCAAGTTCGTTTAGTTTACTGTATTGTGAAAGACCAATACCTTGTTCATGCAAAGCACGATTAGATGTTGTTTCGATTTCTTTTGGATTGAAAAAGTTATATCCTAATCCAGAATTGTGAAGATCAAGATGTGCCTTTTTGATCCATGCAAACTTATTACCGTTCTCGTCATTATAAGACATTGAATTAGTATCAATGTATTGTTGAACAAAGTTTGTACCAGCAGGATCACCAGAATAATATCCTAGACCTCTTACACCATATGATGTTGATTCTTCTTCAATCTTGGATAGTTTCTTATAATAGTCCAACTTTTCACCAAGGTGATCCAAAGCAATCTCTCTGGCAATCTTAGGAGTATTGGTATGTTCTTTCTCTACTTTTATACCATGCATCAACTGTTTTCTAACCTCAACGGAAGAAACACCATATTTCTTGGCCAAATCGTTTACAGTTGGTGTTGGTTTGTTTAGTAGTTTACTCA